CTGATTGGTTGAATCGAGGATTTTCACGGCTTTCCAAGATTGCTCTTTCCGAGTCAGTCTGATCCCAGTTATCGACCAGCCCTCCTCGGCCATATTCGTCGAGAACGGCACGAACTTCGGCGACATTGTAGCCGGGCAAGTCCAGCATATCGTTAATTTCACGACGGGTAAGACGGGTTCGCTCGATGATGTTGGCATCTTCGATCCTTGTTGCACCCGGTGTCCAATAGATATCGAATGGACTAACCCGCTCCCAAGTCAGCTTGGGAACATCCACAACTGTAGCGCGACCCTTCCCGAATGATTGTTGAGCTTGCTGGTTCCACCGTACTTCTGTTTTAATTCTAACGGTGGGGCCTTTAATAACGGCATAGGGGAATAAAGGTAAATCGACTAAAAATTCGCCAAAGGCTTGATAGAAATTCCCTTCTGCTAATATCTCTTCTAATTTGTCTTCCGCTATCTTAGCCTGTTCGACCGCAATACGCTTGGCTTGGTCCCTCGCATCTTCGACCAACCCGCGATATCTGTCGCGGATTTCATTGGCTTGAGGCATGGGTGGGGGTGGAGCGGGTGGCATAGGCGGCGGTATACCCGCTTGCATAGGGTCGCCCGTTGGTAGGGGTGGACCCGATGTATGAGAGGGAATACTCGCGTCCACCATCCACGGTGGCTGACCTTGTGCCGCACCAGCACGATGCGCTTCCATAACCCCTGCCAAGTGCGCTCGGTTCGCATGTATGCCTGCCAAGTGCGCTTGTACCGCTTTACTAACTTCCTCTTGGATGAGTTGGTTGATGGCGTCAAGGATGGGTGGGGGAATGTCAGGATCAGTCGGCGCTTCAAGTGACCACGGCCTGTCGGCACCAAGATACACGTCTCGGAGAAGGCTCGACGTACCGCGGCACTTCTGAGCGATAATGCGCGCATAAACAGATGATCCACCAAAGCGCTTGATCTCCTCAATGATCTCTGGCTCGTACACGCCATTGAAGGCGCGTAGGGCGCGCATCAAGCGAGCAGACCAGCCGGAGGCTGTGTCGTCGCGATGACGCCGCATCATAATGAATTGATCTGTGATGAAGCCCGCTAACCCAATCATCCCTTGGGTGAGGCGGTACATATCGGGGGGCGGTGCAGCTTGGGCCGACCGCGTACTGTCATTCAGTTGAAACTGTGCCTGTGTCGCATCGCGACTTACGACGCGCAAGTTCCCCGGTAAAGCCATAGCATTTTTACGTCTGCTCTTAACTGTTAGCAGTTAACGCAAGCTACGCTTTACGCACACTATACGCTTGAAACCCTTGACAAGCCCCCTTAAGTGTGTTACTTAAAACACACCTAAAACGGGCCATTATGCATATAATAGGCCAGTTGTCAAGTGGGTTTCGGAAAATGGTAAATAAATCTTCATCTTCTGAAATAGCGAAAACAGGCTATTTGGATGAAGATAGGTTGCGGCAGTTAGCGGTGGAACTCGCCCGCGATATCCATGAACCAAACGCTATTCTCAAACATCTCGGCTTAAGCGAGGATGATTACAACGTTATCAAAGATACACGCGCATTTAAGAATATGTATAATCTAGCGTTGGGTGAATGGAATGCAGCGAGCAATACACCCAAGCGGGTTAAGCTCAAAGCTGCGGCAATGACAGAAGAAGTGTTGCCCATGTTCTATGCCGATATAGCGGAACGCAAAGAAAGCTTAACGGCTCGCGTAAGCTTGCTCCAGACCTTATCTAAGATAGGGGGTTTGGGCAACCCAGAACCGCTACCACCGGGTGGTGGCAATCACCAATTCTTTAAACTGGAAATCCATCTGCAAGGGCGCAAAGACCCGATTGTTATTGATGGACAGCCCTTAACTGCCAGCAGTGATATGGATGTGGTTGGGTATGGTATACCAATGGAGGCCGTGGATGATCAAGAAGGGCAAGAAGCTAGCGAAGCAATTGGTGAAAGACTTAACGAAAGCACTCTCGCCGCAAACGAACCGTTTGACGAGTTCTAAAGAAAGCGCAGAAAGGAAATCTGGGGGAGGTGGTTACTCCTATCTGCCGGTCCTCGCCATGCGATGGAAGCAGATGACAATAAATTACTATTATGCCGAGCCAGAAGGTTGTTCTTATGTTGTCAATCGCAGAAACGGTAAATTTAGTTGCTACTGGATAGCCAGTGTGAAAAACGATGGTAAACCAGATGCAATCATATTGGGTGATATGTTTATGAACGTATACGAAGCGCAAGAAGTGTGCGAGGCATGGGAATATGAGCGTGTGAAGGGGATAGAGAATGGATCAGCGACCCAAAAGCTCATTGAATAAACCAGAGAGCATAATGATTCTTGAACGAGTAACAAAATTACTCGACAGGATTTATCCTAACCCTACACACATACAAAAAGCTTATGTTGCCAACGCCCTGCTTATGATTGCAGCGCGCATGATGGCGAATTGGCCCGACCATATCATTGATGATTTCATCGCGTTATGGAAGCAAGAGGTTATGAAAGCGAGAGGTAAACCTAATCCTCCAACCCCGCCTCTTTCCTCATAAGATAATCCAACGCCTCTTCCATACCCATAATCCGTACATGTAACCAATGCACATACCACGATAAAGAGAATAACCACAAACCTACTATAAGAACGATCCATAACATATTATCTGAACTTCCATGTATGCCCATATTGGTTCTTTTCGACCACTGTCATCTGATCGGTCTTCAGTATCTGCACAGTAAACTGATTGTCTTGTATAGCGGTTATGATAGCCGGTATCCACACTTCTTTAACATCAGGAGCACCCGTATCATACCTTCGCTCATAGTCAAACTCAAGCCGCTTGAGCAATATAATTCCATCAATTAATAATTTATTCTTTAAGTCCACGCTAGCGCGCTTACCCTTGGTCTAGGACGAATAATCTTACGACGATTAACCACTCGCCCCAGCAACCATGAATAAGCGCTCATCGACCCGGCAATCAAACAAACGTATTGCAGCGCATCGGAGACATGCGAGAAATTGTTCTTATCGGGTATAGAGCGGGATTGATCGTATCGATCTTTCGTATACCGATACCCCCCGTTCATCGCTTGAACTAGAGTAGGACATTTAGCTCGGTCAAATAAGACAGCCCCTCCTCCATCGATTTGTCGAAGCAGCATAGCCTCAACGCCTCGGATACGCGGGTCAATGTCGTTTGTCGGAGCGCGCTCGGCGGGAAGGCCAAGCGAGGTAAGAAGATCGAAATGGTTAAGCTCAAAGAGACTGTCTTTGTACTCTCCACTGGGATCTCCAACAACAACAATCGGCAGTCCAGCGTAACGCTCCGTGAGCAATGCCGGAATAAGATTTTGCTTGACGTGCTGTTCAAGGCCGATATCAACTCCTGCGACCTCTTCCAAGCACTGGAGCCTTCCTCGGTGATCGAGTTGAGTGATAAGTGACCAAGGGTTTCGTCCAAAGTCTTGACCCACAACAAGTAGCCTCGCGGGAACAGGCGTAAGGGTTTCTCGGACGTGGAACTCATAACGGAAGCTTTCTTGGTATACGGCGGAACCTGAAACGTCCCTGCCAAACTCAGCCATAACATAACGTCTAATATAATCCTCAGTGCCTAACGTCGCCAATCTATTGTAATACCCTCGCCCCTGCGCTATACGTGCGGGATGCCCCTCTGGTAACATTAACGTATCGGCAGTCTGATCGAGGTGATCTAAGTTCTCAGCTTCAAAGCTCAGACCGCTAGGCTGACGAAACACCTGCCACAAAGGAGGCGCATTTAAAATAAAATCGCACCACGGCGTATTCACGATTGGCATATTGGTATCGGCTATGATCCCTCGCCATGTTGGTGCGCCAAACTCTTCATTGGGAAACCGGCCACATCGTCCGGCAATATGAGATAAAAGACCTATATCGATCTCAGAAGCTTCGTTTATGTAGGCCCCAGTTAACTGTGTAGAGAGTAGACGTTTTATATCTTCAGGGTTCTCTAGAGGGATATACATCCACTCTGAATAGATATCTCCATAATCTACATACATCGTGCTTTCAGACACTCGCCAATCCGCAAGCGCACCGAACCAACCTCTCGCATCTTTTAGGACTGTGGCCTTGGCGTCCTTGAGTGATTGTCGGATAATAGCCCAGCGAGAATAGCGTCTACCGTCAGAGGCGGGAGCTTGTTCTCCCATACGTCTGGCGATCTCAACCAAGCATGCAGTTGTCTTGCCCGATCCGACAGGTCCACATAAGAGCCGCCCAAAAGCATCGCTCTCCAAGAATCGGGATATTGTGGGAGGTGCATAATATGTCCAGCCGCGTTGGACGGGCGTGTTCGATTGCATGCGTTGCCTTGCATATTAACATTTTACTCTCTATACGCATACGCACGGCAACAGAAAAGAACTAATGTAGCCCAAACAAGTATATGATAATCTGACCACCATAAGCAATCGAGAATGCAATTGCTAGGATAATCAGCGGATCGAACCTCATTTCGTTAACTGCCAGCAGTTAAGAAAAAGCCCTCCCCGCCAAGGCAATGAAACGGGGAGGGCTAAAAACGAGGTTTACGTGGGCCGTGACCCCGTATCCCATATTTACTATATCTGATGGGATATGTCAAGTATGTTTTTTCAGAAAAATTCACCCCCAAAAATTCTGGAAAGGGGGGTTGACTTTCTCTTATTCAGAAACAAACGCATTGCGTTTGCGAAATGTTCCTGATTCGTACACGGACTGTTCACTGATGTTCGTATGACTGACACATGACGCTTTTGTGATGGTTGTGTGATAGTACTGTGTTTATATGTATGAAAGGGTTTTGAGGGCCAGGTCTATTGCACGACTACCTAAGCGCCGCCCGCGCTGGTACATTGAATGGTCCAGAGCCCATGGTGGGGCTCTGGACCTAGTGCGTCGCTCTTACTTCGTAAGAGCGTTGAACGATACCGCTTTGGCGGAAGCCTTCGGCTTGTCGTCATCGGGGACGATAGCCATGGACAACTTGCCGAAGTTGTATCCGAACACCGCCTTGGAACCGGCTGGAACACGGCCCTTTAGGGCCGTCTTGAACACCGCCTCAAACGCTTCGCGTTTGTCGGCTGCGAGCTTCCGTGCGGCCAGATACTCGCTGTAGGGCTTCGACAATTGCGCCGGAAGCGTCGTGGTATCAACTTCCGTCCAATCGCCCTTAGCAACCTTGTTCGCATATGCCATGTGATCTACTCCGTTGTGGACCGCCATCGGTCCTGCCAGCCAAGCGGCGGGGAATTTTGGCCGCCGCTTGGTATGGGTTAACTGCTAGCAGTTAGTGCGTTGCCGAGATAAACGGGAGGTGTATATACTCTTGCTGCGCAACCCTATCGGATATAACCCTGTATTGGTTTGTATCCAAATCGAGTATATTTGCAGCGTAGCAGTAAGCTTCACCGCGAGTAAATGAACCAATCACGTGGTCAGCGTACAGAATGAAATAACCACGATACTCGACGTTCTTGCTCACATAGTCTTCCATTTGATTTCTCTACTAGGTTAGAGGGCTGCGGCTCGCTGGCCGCGCTGGCAAGCGGCGGGGAAATACATGGCAAGAAAA